GGCCTTTTACCAGGCCTCCATTTCAGGTAAATAAACACAACAGGAGAAATAACAAATGGCAGTTTCATCATTACAGAGAATGACAGTACCCTTGGCCAGCGATCAAAGCTCAACCACTCAAGGTCTGTTGATGCCCAAACTCAAATATCGCTTCAGAGTGATGTTTGAAAACTTTGGTGTGAGCACACCAAGAACAGAACTCACAAAACAAGTTAGTAATATCACACGTCCAAACTTGACCTTTGAAGAAATTGCACTGCCAATTTATAACTCAACGCTGAAACTGGCTGGTCGTCATGCCTGGGCCGACATCACATGCAGTCTGCGCGATGATGCGTCAGGTGCAGTGAGCCGATTGATTGGTGAACAATTGCAGAAGCAAATGGACTTCTTGGAAATGAGTTCGGCTGCGTCCGGCATTGACTACAAGTTCACAACCAAGGTCGAAGTGCTGGACGGTGGCAACGGCGCCAACGAACCTGTAGTGCTGGAAACATGGGAACTGTATGGTTGCTACCTCAAAGGTGCCAACTACGGTGATCTAAACTATGGTTCAAACGAAGCAGCCACAATTGAAATGAGCATTGCTTACGACAACGCCAACCAGACACCTGAAGGCACAGGAGTTGGCACTGAAGTTGGTAGAACTCTTGGTGATGTAGTAACAGGCGCAGGCCAGGCTGCGTAAAACATGGCATTTGGACAAGACTTCCTCAAAGGAGTCAGCCAAGGCGTAGACTTCAAGAGTTTTGGCAAAAACCTTGTTGGTGGATTCATTGGCAACAATGTCTTGCGTGATTATCAACATGCAAGTCGAACATTCACCACCAATGCCTACGAACTCAAACCCAGATACAAGTTTCTGTTTCATGTGAGTTTCACACTCAACGTCACAGAGATTCCATTTTTGAACAGTGTGTTCAGTCCTGAGGACCGAAGCATGCTGAGTCTCACTGTGAAAACCATTGATCTGCCCAAGTTTCAAGTAGACACAGAAACACTGAATCAATATAATCGCAAAAGAATCATACAGAAGAAACTCAACTACGATCCCATCAATGTAACATTTCATGACACCAGCAATGACTTGAATCGCAAACTGTGGTACTACTACATGAGTTACTACTACAAAGACCCTACACAACGGTATCTGGATCCCAACAACAACAATGGCACCAATGGCGAGAGTACATTGCGACAGGCCGGCTTTGGCTACAACGATCGCGACATCTATGACAGTCAAAGAATTGGCAATGTCAATGACTGGGGCTACATCGGTGAAGCCTACAATGATGGCAGCACTGCTGGCACCACTGGTAAACCACCGTTCTTTAGAGACATCAGAATCTACGGCATGGACCAACGCAAGTTTGCTGAATATGTGTTGATCAATCCCTTGATCACTTCCTGGGGCGGCGACCAGTACGATTACACTCAAGGTGCTGGTATCATGCAAAACAACATGACCATTGCCTACGAAACTGTTAAATTTTACTCAGGTGCGCTGGGTCGCGCACAATCAGGTGGTGATCCCAATGTGCAAGGTTTTGCCACTGACGCACACTATGACAAAACTGTGAGTCCCATTGCCAGACCTGGTGCCAATGCCACGGTGTTTGGTCAGGGCGGATTGTTGGATGCAGGTGCTGGCATTCTTGGCGACTTGCAAAGTGGTTCAGTGCTGGGCTACATTGGTGCTGCACAAAAAGCCGCCAGACTCAGCAAGACATTCAAAGGCAAAAATCTTGGAGCCATTGCTGCCAGTGAAGCCGTGACCCTAGGCACTCAAGTGCTCAAACAAGGTCTGCCAGGTGCCACCCGACAAGTGGCCAACCGGGCCAATGGCTGGTTGTTCCCCACACCCAAGAGCACGCAACCAGTCAACACTTCACAAGATAATTATACTGGTCGAGGCCCCAGCAACTCAGGCACCAGTGGTGGGTACACTGGGTCGGCCAGAGTGTAATCATGAGCACTGTAAACTATACCAACCCCAACAAAGATCTCACTGTGAGAATCTTTGACCAATTCTACAATTTTGAAGTAGATGTGCCGGCCAACGAATATGATGTGGTTTTCAGTTACTTTTCTAGTGTGATGACCACTCGTCAGGCCGCGGGTAACTTTACCATGAGCCTGTTTAGAGTGGCACAGAACACAGGTATTCCTGCACTGACCCTGCTCAAAGAATTCCAAGGTCAAAATGGCGTAGACCTCAGTGCCAGCCTGGCCTACTATCTCAACAGCATCCGCAGCCGAGCCACACTGTTGGGCGTGGGTTCTCCTGTGACTCCCAATTTCTATCAAGCCAGAAACGTACTGCAATGAGTCACTGGGCACAAGGTCCTTACACTGTGATCAATGGTGCCAAATATGTGGGCCGTGGCACACCGCGCTATAGATCAGGGTGGGAACTGAGTTTTATGAAGTTCTGCGACACCAATGACAATGTGTTGCAGTGGGCGTCAGAAAGCATTGCCATACCCTATCGTCATCCACTCACAGGCAAAATGACACAGTATGTGCCAGACTTCTTGATCACATATCGCACACGTAACAACACAGTACGAGCAGAGTTAATTGAAATCAAACCCAAAAAGCAGAGTGTGATTGAATCAAAAATGAGCAACAAGGATCGTGCTATTGTTGCTATCAATTACAGCAAATGGGATGCGGCCACTAAGTGGGCCAGAGCCAACGGCTTGACTTTTAGAGTGATAACAGAATCGGATATGTTTCACAACGGCCGGTCTTGACCCATAAATAGGGCATGACTCGTAAACTTGAATCCTTGTTTGACTTACCTCCGTCAACACCCGTAGCAGACGAACCCACCCCACAGCCGGCAGAAGACTTCCGCACACAACTACAAGCCCTGGACGACACCATAGACAAAATTGATCAAGCCCTGCCCGGAGTGCGTGGCCTAGAAGCCAATGACGAAGAAATGGACGGCCTGGCTGACTTGGCCAAAAGCAGTTACAATGATCTCATGGATCTAGGCATGCAAGTGGATTCAAGATTTGCCAGCGAGATATTCTCAGTGGCGTCAAACATGTTGGGACATGCCATCACTGCAAAAACAGCCAAGATGGACAAAAAACTCAAAATGATTGATTTGCAGTTGAAGAAAATGCGCTTGGATCAACAGCAAAGTGTGATAGACGCCAAGGCCGCAGATGCTGGCACCGGCGAAGCCATGCAAACAGCACAGGGCATGGTGCTGAGTCGTAATGATTTGCTAGAGAGATTACTGCGTAAAGATCAAAATGACAAAAAAGAATAAATATGTTACAGGAACCTGATATGAAAAATTTTGCACATTACCTAGCCGAAAGCGAACGTACATACAACTATCGTATAAAAATGCTGGGCAAACCGTCCGGTGATTTGATTTCACAGTTGAAAAAAAAGTTGGATCAATTTGATCCTGTTAAAATGGGTGATCCTAAGACCACCCCCATACAAGTGATTCCCACTGACTTCCCCAACAACCGAAATGACTCAGTCACAATGTTTGATGTCAGTTTCAAGTACCCAGCCATTGAACCACAGATCAAACAACTGGCACAGTTGATGGGTTTTGATCCCAATCACATTATCATGCAGACCACACCATATGTGGATGGACTGGTGGATGAATATGAAAAGATTGATGCCGAAAACAAGGACCTGTTGGATGACACAGATTATCCTGCACCTGATGCAGAACAGAAAGCATTGAAGAAAGACTATGCAACTGGTCCTTATGATCATGCTGTGTTGAAAAATGCATACCGTACAGATTTTACTGTGGCTGGTGGTCGAACACCCGCTGCAAAAACCACCAATGATATTGCTCAGGGCAACACCAGCCCCATGACCAAGATCAACCGTCCACCCAAGCCAGCCACTGGCGCCCAACCCCGAGGATAATACAATGACATTTTTTTACGATTTAAACAAAAAACTAGACAGCATTCGCGAGAAGCCTGAAGTTACGCACAAGCAGTTGAACGAACGCGACATGAGTCGTGTGGCCAAAGGTATTAAAAAATACGGCAAAGACGGCATGCAAGCCTTGGCCAAGGCCGGACGTGAAGGCAAAGACCTGGACAAAATAAGAGACAAGTACAACAAGTATGACAACAAAGAAGTAGATGAAGGCGTCATGGACACAGTAAAAAAAGTTGGCAAGAAAGTTGCCTCAGGTGTCAACAAGTTGGTTGGCCATGGGTCGGACAAAGATATGATCAAAGACCTGCAACGCAAGTCGGGTGCTCCTGTCACAGGCAAGAAGCCCGAACAGAGAGGCATGAGCGAAGCTGCTGGCCCACTTGATTTTGATAAAGTGTTGGATGCCATTGCCGCATTGTACGGCGATGACATATGGGACAACGATGCCATGCAAGACTTGGCAAGTGAGCTTGAACAAGCTGGACCAACTGATCGTGAATTGGATTTCATTATTGCCAAAGGTCGTTTGCCAAAGCGTCTGGCTGGTATACAATTCTCAGCAGGCGATAGTGTGCAATTTGGTGAGAGTGGTGCGCCGATGACTGCCAAACAAAAGTCATTTGCTGCATTGGCACCGCCCAAAGACAAAATCACTTTTGCTGACAAGATTGCCGGCGCCAAAAAAGAAGTTGACGAAATGCTGGGTGATGTGGCTGCTGAAGCCATGCGCAATGCATTGAGCCCCAAGCAAAAGAAAATTGACATGAACAAAAATGGCAAACTAGATGCCAACGATTTTGCTATGTTGCGCAAAGGTGCCAAGCCTGAAATGGACGAAGAACGTTCCAAAGGCACTGCATTTGACCCAGACACACCAAGAGCCGTTGCCCCCAAAGTTGGCAGCATCGAACGTGGTCACAAACACGACATCAAACACACAGCCACAGGCCGTGTTGTCACACGCCGCACAGATGATCAAGGCAATTCAGTTGGTGCCGACGATGATTCAGATGCAGATGCAGCACCACGTGGACGCGGTAGACCCAAAGGCACCAAAAATGTCAGCAGCAGAGCAAAGGTGTTTCAAAGAAAATCCAAGTTAATGACCAAGGAAGGTGAAGACGATCCAGCAGAAAAGGGCGAATATGATCGCGAAGGCGACATGGCTCTGGATGACATCGACACCATTGAGTCAGCAGCCAACGAACTGCAAAGTATCATTGATGCGGATGACAACTTGCCAGAGTGGGTGCAGAGCAAGATCAACAAGGCCATGGACTACCTGGACACAGCACGTGATTATATGGCAGCACAAGGTAATGATCAAGAACCCATTGCTGAAAAAGCTGTCAGCAAGCAACAACAAAAGTTCATGGGCATGGCACACGCCATGCAAAAGGGTGAAAAGATCAAAGGTGCCAGCAAAGAACTGAAAAAAGTTGCTAAAAGCATGAAGCCAAAAGATGTTGAAGACTTTGCCAAGACCAAGCACAAAGGCCTGCCTGACAAGGTCAAGAGCAAAAAGAAAGAAGAAGATGTTGAAGAGTCAACCACTGCTGGTTCTGTTGCTACCAGCACTGCTGCACCAAAAAGCAGTGGCAGCATGAGTTTTGGCAAAGGCATTTATGACTCAATGAATCGTGAATTGGAACAAATGATTGCCGAATCAATGAACATCAACATGAGCAACTCCTCAGAAGGCGACCGAAGCCTCACAGTCACAGCCACTGATGATGATGCAATAAAATTGGCCATGATGTTGAAGTCAGCAGGCCTTGGCGGACACGGCGACGACATGCACTCACATGGTGAAGAGCCATGTGACACTTGCGGCATGCAGGATTGTGGCTGCGGCGATGTGCAAGAAGCAGTGGATGAAAATGCTCCTGATTGGCCCACCAACACTGAACAGGCTGACAACAACTTTGGTTATTCAGGTGGCTTGAACAAGCCCAAGACAGACGTAGCTGGCGATGGTCAAACCACCATTCCCAACACAGCAGTCCACACACAAGACGAAGATGCTTTACGTAGAATGATGGAAATGGCTGGTGTCAAACAAGCCGAACTTGAGCCATGGAAAGAAACCATGAAAGAAGAGGAAAAGGAAGAAGTTGAGGAAGGCTTCCTTGAAAGCATTCAACGCATGCGAGCTATTGCCGGCATCCAAGAAGCCAAAAAAGAAGTGGACGAGGCTGATATGGAAGAAGGCAACAAGTTTGCACACAACGTGCTCAAAGCCAAAGCAGCCGGCAAAAAAGAAGCCGATTTGGACGGTGACGGCGACATGGAAAAGGTTCGTGAAAGTATTTTCACACTGACCAATCAATGGCGCACATATAAAGGATAACAATCATGATGAGACCCTACAGTGAACTGGCAGCAGAAATCGCTCAGCGCAAGTCAAATGACTACGTGCCACCCGCTATCCCCACAGTGAAACAAACACCTGTGGAAATTCCCGGTGTAATGTACCAAGCACGTGAACTGTTTCAGCCCATAGTCTCCCGACCTGAAGGTAGCAAATAATGGCCACAGCAGTACAAGTTGTAAACGCAATTGGCAACACTCTTTGGACCACAGACAAGGTTGAGTTTGCCACCACGCTCAGCAATGTCACATTCCAAGTCAGTGCTGTGCAGTTGACTTATCAACAAAGCAATGGTACACCGGCCAATGCCACAATGACTACTCCTGTGGGCAACTTGTATGCCAATGCTATTGCTGTGCCAGGCAATACCGTCACACAATACTATGTGGGTGCAGGCAACTACCTGAACATTCTAACCGGTGCCGGCGGCTTCACTGCCACAGCATTGGGCACAGCATCATCAGCCACAGCAGCCAGCAATGGCATAGCAACTCCGGCTGCATAACATGCGAGCACAGGAGTTTGTCACAGAAGACTCTGTGGGCAAAATGAGCAAGCGACAGAATCAGGCCACAGTGGGCTTGAACAAGTTTCGCGACAACAAGTTTGCTGACCGTGTGTACGAACTCAACCGTGTGATGATGGCAGCGGCCTCAACTGACGGCACATTTGTGCCTGAACTTGATGGTGAGTCATGGGCAGGACGCCACAACGTTGCAGCAGCATACACTCAGCAAGAACAACAAAAATTAAACATGGCATACAAGGCCATTGGCAGCACTTATGTTGATGTCAATCACGGTGACCTACGCAGTCAAGAACATCCGGCTGTTCATGTCACAAGCCCGGTCAAAGCATTTGCAGGGTATCCCAGATGAGAGCTCAAGAATTTATTACAGAGCAACGTGAGTTGCCAGATGAGAGCAAAGAGCCCATGCGTTACACCTACACGTTGCCAGGCTTGAGTAGTAGCGATCCTTATCAAACATATCGCATGGGAGTGGCCCTGGCTCGTGCTAGAAGTGAATATCGCAAGGATGATGTAAACCCACACATGCCTGAGTGGACAGCACAAGCTGCTTTTGGTGAGCATGCTGTGGTAGCAGGGTTCAATTCAGGCATTGAAAAAATCATTGATGCTGCCTTGGCTATGACCAACACTCCGGGCGGCAAACGCCTGGTCAGTACCCCAGACAGTGCGGAACCAGATTTTGTGGCAACCACCAGCCCGGTTCGAGCCTTTGCAGGATATCCTCGGTAATATTATGAAAAAATTACTCCTGCTCCTACTCATCGTGCCTACATTGGCTCTAGCACAACCCAAACAAAAACCTGGCGTCACATATGACGCTGAAATTACCCGTGTGATTGACGGTGACACAGTGGCCTTTCGCGCACCTTTTCTACCAGCACCTCTCAAGCCCGAACTCTCAATCCGAGTGTTTGGCGTTGATACTCCAGAAAAAGGACACCGAGCTCAATGCGAGAGTGAAAATCAACGAGGTCAAGCCGCCTCCGCTTTCACTCGAAATGCCGTTGCACAGGCCACCCAGCGTCAGATCATTCTCATGGATTGGGACAAGTATGGGGGACGAGTACTGGGAGATGTGATTCTAAATGGCCAAAGTCTACGTCAAATGTTGATAGCCAATGGCCATGCCAGAGAATACTACGGCGAAGCAAAACAATCCTGGTGCCAATGACCGCACCGTAAATACGATATGAGCAACTTTTACTGTGCAGCCCCTTGGCGTGGCTTGCACATCAATCCCCGAGGTGACGTCAAAACCTGCTGTGCTGGCAATCCCAACATGCTGGGCAACCTCAATTCACAGTCAATAGAACAAGTGCTCAACAGCGATCTAATGACAGAGATACGTACCAGCCTCTCACAAGGCCAAGCACATGAATATTGTTCAAACTGTGTGCAAGCTGAACGACTTGGTGCTGATTCAGAACGTGCATGGCACAACCGTGTCAATCCCAACTTTGATTATGCCTCGGCTGGAAACCGGTATCATTATCCTGTGATAGTGGATGTGCGATGGAATACCACTTGCAACTTGAGTTGCAACTACTGCGGAGAAGCATGCAGTAGCCGATGGGCAGGAATCAAAAACATACCGTTTCGATCTGGTGCAAGACCTTACTATCAACAAGTGTGTGACTTTTTGGCACAACACCATGATCAAATTCATGAAGTGGCCTTGGTAGGTGGTGAACCCTTGTTGCTGCCAGAAAATGAACGACTGCTAGATGTTATACCAGACACTGCTATTGTTACATTGATAACCAATTTAAATGTTGATTTGCAAAACAATCAAATATTTAAAAAACTTGCTGACCGCAAGCGTGTGGGGTGGAGCATGAGTTTTGACAATACCAATCAACGATTCGAATATGTACGACACGGCGGATCTTGGACGCAACTGTTAGAAAACTTGAACATCATTCAAGGCTTACTTTGGACACAATCACACTGGGGCGGTGTACATGCAGTGTACAACATATACAATGCCACACGTATTTGTGAATTCAGGCAGTTTGTGCAAGATGCAGGTGCTACGGTTTTGTGGCAAAACTTGTTCCAACCTGAATACCTAGATCCATTTTTGCATGGTTCTGCTGTGGCTCAACTGGCCGCTGAAGAGATCAGAAAGTTCTATGAAATGAATATTGCAACTGATGTAGAACGACAATTTTTTGATCAAGCCTTGAGTAAATACGAATCCATAGTTGACGCACAACCCAAAATTGTTGAACAATTTAAACAGCACATCCATGATATTGAAACACAATATCATCCCAACTCCCAGGGCCAATTCAAACAGTTATGGCCCGAATTAGCAGAAAGCATGACATGATTGCACCACCACCAAGCAAAAACTTAGAAACAGTGTTGGTCAAGGCACCGCACCGCCGAGAAGTATACACCGAAGATGAGATCCGGGAGTTTGCACGGTGTGCAGATCCCGACACCGGTCCGTTGTATTTCATGGACAATTTTTTCTTTATTCAGCATCCCACACGCGGCAAGATGTTGTATCATCCTTTTGATTATCAAAAGCGCCTGATTGCCACATACCACAACTATAGATATTCCATCAGTTTGATGCCTCGACAGACAGGTAAATCAACATCAGCAGCCGGCTATCTCTTATGGTATGCAATGTTTGTACCAGATTCTACTATTCTAGTTGCTGCACACAAGTACACAGGTGCGCAGGAGATCATGCAACGTATTAGGTATGCTTACGAATTGTGCCCCAATCACATACGTGCAGGTGCCACTAGTTACAACAAGAACAGCCTGGAATTTGAAAACGGATCGCGTATTGTGGCCCAGACCACTACAGAAACCACAGGCCGGGGTATGAGTATATCCTTGTTGTATGCTGATGAGTTTGCATTTGTACGACCCACCATTGCTAGAGAATTTTGGACTTCTATCAGCCCTACACTAGCAACTGGTGGTAAGGCAATTATTACATCAACTCCCAACTCCGACGAAGATCAGTTTGCGCTGTTGTGGAAAGGTGCTAACAAAACTGAAGACGAACATGGCAACACCATTGAATTAGGCATCAACGGATTTCGAGCATTTAGAAGCAACTGGCGCGAACATCCAGATAGAGATCACAAGTGGGGCGCAGAACAACTAGCACAACTGGGTGAAGACCGTTTCCGCAGAGAAATGGAATGCGAATTTGTTATCAATGACGAAACATTAATTGCTCCTACCAAACTCTTAGATTTGCAAGGCATAGAGCCACAACGCAGAACAGGGCAAGTACGCTGGTATAAAACTCCAGTCAAAGACAAAATATACATTGTGGCCTTGGATCCCAGCCTGGGCACCGGCGGTGATCCTGCTGCCATACAGGTGTTTGAAGCAGACACCACTGAGCAGGTGGCCGAGTGGCGTCACAATCGCACTGACATTCCCACACAGGTGCGACTGTTGGCAGACATCGTTAAAGAATTGTACGAAGTCACAAAAGACGACAAAAAGATCTATTACAGTGTGGAAAACAACACCATTGGCGAAGCAGCACTGATTTCGATCAACGAGTACGGTGAAGAAAACATCAAAGGGTACTTTCTCAGTGACAACTCAGTGACTGGTAGCACTCGTAGGTTCCGCAAAGGATTCAATACCACAAACCGGGCCAAACTCACGGCTTGCTCAAAGTTCAAAATTTTAGTGGAGTCTGGGCGTATGAAACTGCACAGCAGACCCTTGATCAGTGAACTCAAAACTTTTGTTGCATCAGGCGGTAGTTACGCTGCCAAGCCTGGAGAAACTGATGACCTTATCATGGGATCACTGTTGGCTGTGCGCATGCTGATGATGTTGCAGACTTATCATGCAGAATTGGATACACAAATGAAAGATCACGGAGACAACATCATAGAACCCATGCCTTTCATTGTGAGCATGACACGCTAAATACACAACTATGACAATGGAAGCATTACCTCAAGATCTAGCAGATTTCTTGGTCACACGCAATTTTGACCCAGAATACTTTGATGCAGCAGGCCAGCCCTCAGAAGCAGGTGATGCCAAAACCATGAAATTTGACTATGTTTCGGGTTCGGGCAAAAACTACGGCACTGCTGTGGTGATCATTGCTGACGATGAACTCAGTTTGTTCTACGGTGACAATTTAGGCCGTGGCATGGAGCCTGAAGATAAAGACGAATGGTACAGTTTTCTAGAAGAACTCAGCAACAAAGCAGCCAGTCATTCGGCCACATGGAGTCCCAGAGATATCAATCAACTCAAACACACCTTGGCCGGCATTGCTGCCATCAAAGAAGGCCTGTTTGAAGGTTATTATGGCAACCGCCGTGTGAGTTACATGGGCGAACAGACCGAGGCCAGACTGGTGATCCGTCACAATCGCACCCTAGGCCAAGATGACAAACGTTTTCGTTATGTGGACAGTTTGTTTATTGAAACCGCTGATAAAGAACGTTTTAGACTGCCATTCAAGAGTTTGGCAGGTGGCCGAGCCATGCTGGAACATGTGCGGTCAGGCGGTCGCCCGTATGACATACGTGGCAATCACATAACAGAAATTGTCGCAGAAATGGCCGTGCTGAGTCGTTTTAATCGTGCGCAACAACGTAGAGTGTTTGAAGGTGTCACACAAGAACTTGTGGAAAGCGCAAGAGAATACTATCACAATCTACAAGAAACCGTCAAGCATCTTGGCAGCACACGTGGCTATCAAGCATACTTTGAAACCTGGGCTCCTGACACAGTAGGTGAAGCCGAAGCCCTGGTAGAAAATCTACGCAACCTGTTTGTGGAACAGACCTTGGATGCTAGAATTGAAGATGCCTTGCCCACACTGGCCAAGATACAACAACAAGGAATGAAAATGAAAGAAGCCGAAATTTTTGAAAACTGGATCAATAATCTCAGTGAAGGTACCTGGGCATTGCCAGAAACTCCTGAACAACAGGAAAAACTAAACAAGTTAATGAGTGCCGAACTCATTGTTGGTCCTGATGCCATCAACGCCACAGAGCAGTTATACGACATTGTGGGCGATGACGAGTTGTTTGACATCCTCAACGATTTGGCTGATCGTAGTGAAGGTCGTGCCAACTGCTGGGATGATTCGGACGTACAACGCAGACTGGCTGAACTGGGCATTCAAACTCCCCAAAGCACTCGAGCAGAACCTGCTGATGTTGCTCAAGATGAGGCACCCCCTGTGAAAGAACAAGGCATGGCAGAAGCCTTACCATCAAAACGTGGCGGCCAAAGACGTCTCCGGGATGCACTAGAAGACGATCCAGACATGATGGGATATCATGCCATTGCTGCATTGTATGGAAATCAAATGTGGGATAACGATGCCATGGGTGATCTGGTAAATGATCTTGAACAAGCAAACCCAACTCCTGAAGAATTGCAATACATTATTCTCAACGCTGAATTACCAGCACGTTTAAAGAGCATTAGATTTACCAACACAGACGATGTTCAATTTGGCCACATGGACGAAGGCGACAACACAGCAACATTTGTGGAAGATCGTGAATTGTCTCGCATGCTGAAATATGCTGGCGTACCCATCCGAGAAGGTGTGCTCCGAGACGATACTGGCAACACATGGGACCATATAATAGACCGTTTCCGTCACGAAGTTGAACAATTCAAACAAGGTGGTGACATGAGTGATGATCTGTATGATGCCTTGTATGATTATTACTATGACCATGGTGCCATGCCCTATGGTGTGGCCAAAGCACGTACCGGTGATCCATATGAGTGGATCAGCAATCGGTTGGCTGACGACCTTGGGTTGGATGAAGGTGTGCTGGGCACCGTTGGTGGTGCTGCCCTGGGCAGTATGCTGGGTGGACCAATAGGTGCTGCTGTGGGCGCAACTGGCGGCCAAGAAATGACCAAAGGTGGATCCAGTATAATTGAAGGATCCTGCAACATGACAGCCGAGGGCGAATATTGCCCAGAACATGGCCTGATGGAATGTGGCAGCATGGAAGAAGGTTTCCTTGGAAAGGTATTTGGCACAGAGAAGAAGAAAAAAGCGCAAGGACAATTAAGACCTTACATGATTTATGATAAGTTTACCATATACGTTGATCCTGTTGACGGAGAATGGGTAGTTGCTGGCACTGGCGAATATGAAAACAAATTTGAACCCAAGGCGACTCCTATGTATGGCCAATTTGGCAATCCTGACCTGTTAGTAATGTATGCAATGAAACATACCGGCGGCGGGTTTGGCATTAGAGATCCACTTAAAGTTAATAAAGAAGCACTTCGAGGAGTACAAGAAGATGGTGGCGCAGTGGGCATGCCTTACAGCATGGGCGAGAACAACGAGATTGTGCAAAATGCCAAAAAACTCACTGATGGTTGGAAAGGTACCTTGGCCGGCAGTGCAGCCGGTGGCCTGGCTGGCAGTGCAGCAGGAGAGGCATTGGGCCCTGCCGCTGGTGCGGCCTTGGGTGGAGCAGTTGGTGGCTTGCCAGGTGCCTTGGCCGGTGCTGCGTCTGGTGCGGCTGCTGGAGGTGCCATAGGTGGTGCGGCAGGTGGCCTAGCAGGTGGTAAAATTGGAGATAAACTGGGCGGCCCGGAAAAAACTGACGAAGGATCTGGTACCGCCAATATGATTAAAGGTGCTGCCAAAGCCGCAACACAAGGATTGGCTGACATGTCAGGTTCCGGAAAAGAAATTGCTAAAAACCTGGTCTACATGGAAGATGATCCAATCAACTCAAACAGTGCTATGACCGGAAGTTACTACGAAGGTAAAGAAACCGATATCCAAGAAGGCGATGCACTTCTGGCAAGAATAAAATCACTGGCTTTGCTCAGATGACATAAATACACTTGACACGTAGACAAGAAGCGCATATACTACTACAGTGTTTGCGCTTTTTTGTTTGTGAGTCACAGGCAACAGAGATCTAAACATTTAGATAGGCAACATAACATAGGCAACTTACTAAGGAGAAAAAACTATGGCATCATTGACAGAAATCAGAGCAAGACTACAGGCAGCAGAAAACAACAAACCAGGTCAATCCACTGGTGGCGACAACTCTATATTCCCTCATTGGAATATGGACGAGGGTCAATCTTGCACTTTGAGATTTTTACCCGACGCAAATACAAAAAACACATTTTTCTGGCAAGAACGAGCAATGATTCGTTTACCTTTCGCTGGCATCCGAGGCGAAGGGGATTCCAAGCAAGTGTATGTTCAGGTACCCTGTGTGGAGATGTGGGGCGAAGCCTGTCCCATCTTGGCCGAAGTACGTACCTGGTTCAAGGACAAGAGCCTTGAAGAAATGGGTCGCAAGTACTGGAAAAAACGCAGTTACATCTTCCAAGGCTTTGTGCGTGAGAACCCACTAAGCGAAGACAAGACTCCAGAAAACCCAATCCGACGTTTCATCATCGGACCACAAATCTTTGCCACCATCAAAGGTGCATTGATGGATCCTGAACTGGAAGAAATGCCCACAGACACCCTGCGTGGCCTGGACTTTCGTGTGTCAAAGACTGCCAAAGGCGGCTATGCTGACTACAGCACTTCAAAGTGGGCACGTAAGGAATCAGCATTGACCGAAGCAGAACAAGCGGCAATTGCCACACATGGCCTGTATGACTTGAGCACATTCCTGCCCAAGAAGCCAGGCGATGTTGAACTCCGGGTCATCAAAGAAATGTTTGAGGCTTCGGTGGATGGACAACCTTACGACACAGAACGTTGGGGTCAATACTTCCGTCCTGCAGGTGTGCAAGCACCTGGTGGTGCCGGAGCCGCACATGCGGATGAGGACACTCCTGCACCAGCAGCCAAGCCTGCACTCAAAGTGGCAGCACCTGCACCCGCAAGTGACTTTGACGAAGACGATGTTCCTGCAGCATCAGCCCCTGTGGCCAAGCCTGCAGCATCAGGACAAAATGCCCAGGACATCCTGGCCATGATCCGTAGCCGTCAAGCCAAGTAATTGACACTAATACCACGCAAGGGCTGGTCCCTTGCGTCTATCCATTATGAAAACGCCGAGAGATATTGCCAAGGAAAATAATGAGTCTACGTATTTTACAGGTAAGCCATGTCGCCGCGGGCATTTATCTCTTCGACGAACATCAAATTATATCTGTGTACAATGTGCTTCGGAAGTCTATAAAAAGACAGATCGAGAAAACTATAGATTTGGCGATACATTCTATCGACAATTTTGTCAAAGACAACAAGCAGCAAAAAGAAAAAACATTCCGTTTACTATTTTGTTTGACGAAATAGATAAACCTGAATATTGTCCAGTCCTGGGAATCAAGTTAAACTATGGATGGAGTGGCGAAGATCGTCGAGACGATGCTAAAGCAACTCTTGATAAAGTCATACCCGAATTAGGATACATCCCTGAAAATGTTTTTGTTATTAGTTGGAGAGCCAATAAGTTGAAAAGCAACATGACACTAGATGAGTTAGAAAAAATTATGAATTATATTAAGGAAAAGACACATGGCAAAACCGTTTGATGTAAGTAAGTTTCGTCGCGAGATTACTAAAAGTATCGATGGATTAAGCATCGGTTTCAACGATCCTACAGATTGGATTTCAACAGGCAACTATGCGCTAAACTATTT